GAATTAACGGCAAACTCGTTGAGGGCCGTATCCGTTACGACGCTTTCGTTCTTGACAACAAGAAAAAAGCTATCTACGTTCACAAATCAGCATAAGGAGGCTAGCTAATGGCTAAGAAAAAAGAAGAAACCACAGAGGAAGTTGTGGAAAAATCTGTTACTTTGACAAAAGATGGGGTTTCTTTTACCCTGTCTGACCCGATCATGATTTCAGCTTTTGAAAATCAAGGATACGAAGTGGAGGAATAAAGTAAATGGCTAAATTTAAAGCGACATCAAACGTTGTCTTTATTGTAGACGGAAAAGAGCAAAGCTATGACAAAGATGTAGAGTATGACATGGATGTCAAGACAGCTGAGGAACTCAACGCCAAAGGCGAAATTACACATCCTGAACTCAGCCCGTTCTTTGAACGTACTGACAAGGAAGAAAAAGCAGCAAAGGCGGATAAATAACACCGCCTTTTTTAATTGGAGGTGGTTACTATCGCTTATTTAACTAAAAACGAATTTGAAAAACTTGGATTTGATGATGTTGGAGACTTTGAGAATTTATCAAAGAGGGCAGAGATTGCTATCAACCTTTTTCTTAACAATTTCTACAGTTTTGTAGACTTTGAGAAAGAAATTGAGCACAGAAAGCAAGCTGTCAAGCTGGCTACGGCTTTCCAAGTGGCATATTTGGACGCTAGTGGGATCACTACGGCTGATGATAAGCAATCAGTCTCTACGGTGATACTAGGACGTACTCATGTCACCTACAAGAATTCCTCTAGCCAGTCTTTAGAGAGTGCTAGGTATAATCTTTCGCTTGACGCTCTAAACGTGCTGAAATCAGCTGGATTTGGCTACAGGGGGGTAGGTTATGACAGACATTGACAAGCGTCTGCTAGTTGATGCTGTGACGATCCAGAAGCCGACAGGCGAGACAGATGGGTGGGGCAAGCTGACACTAGATGCCCCGATTACCCTCAAGCCTGTTAGATTTGATAGACAGTATCAAACACAAGGCACACAGAACAACCGCACAGCATCTATGCCTAGCGTCCTATTCGTGTATCCAAAGTATTGCCCTATAGTCCTAGATGAGACCTTTGAGAATGCTGTTATAAACGATGGCAAGCGAGAATACAGAGTAACAACAGTAATCCCTGTTAGTTATCCACATAATGACAAGATTTTTTGCTATGAAGTGGAGTGCATCTGATGGGTTTTGGTGTATCTGTAAAAGTTGACCTCAAAGGGATTGAAAATAAGGTGTCACCAACAGCACTAGCTAAAGGTAAGTTAGCGATTGCTAGCCAGATGAAGAGTGACATGGCCCCTTTCATCCCTCGCAAGAGTGGGGAGCTTAGTGGAAGCGGCCAAGCATCTAAGGACGGAGTTAAATATCCTGGGCCGTATGCTAGGCCTCAATTTTACGGCTCTAGCTACAACAAACATCGTAGCTTTGTGTTTAAAAAATACACTACGCCTGGAACAGGTAAACGGTGGGACCTTAAAGCCTCAGCCATCCATGTGAAAGATTGGGGGAAAGTAGGACTAAGAGCAATGGGAGTAAAAACATGAGTAATAATGATTTTTCAGAGGTCCTCAGAGACCACATCAATACGCTAGGTCTACCTCTGTCTTGTAAGCTTGATTACTTAGCAGAGAATGAGGGCTTAGTGTTATATCCATTACCTGGTGGCAAGGTTGAGAAAGAATACATGGACGGTAAACAGCTAATCAGCTTGGTTTATGAGGTGGCAATCAAAACGACTGACCACGAAAAGACCAGCTCTATTCTGTGGACCATCAATCATGCTCTTGCTGATTTCAACCTTGAGTTGCCAAGTAAAAACAATTCGTATCAATTCATGGGCCTTGAAGTATCACAGCCATTTCTTAATGACCGTGACGAGCAAGGCTTTTATATTTATATGCTGGACGTAACAGCAAAAATAGAAACAAATGGAGGAAATTAAATGCCAAAATTAAAAAACGCCAAACGCAAACACTTTGTTGCTGAGTGGTCAGCAGCCAATGCAACTACTGAGCCAACAGGCGACGCTTGGAAGTGGCTTGCTGATGGAGTGACCACTGCAGAAGTCGAAAATGACGAAGAAACAGATGATGTTGCGTACTACAATGGCGACGGAACTAAGAAAACAGTGGTTACATCTGTCAAGAAAGGTTACAGCTTTGAAGGCGACTACATCCGTGAAGATGCAGCTCAAGCACTCATTGCATCCAAAGAGCTCAAAACTGGTGACGATCGCACTATTTGGTTTAAGGTAGTTGAAGCTGACGGCAAGACTCAAAAAGTCGGTGTAGCCACTGCCTCAGATATTAAAATCGGTGGTGGTGAAGCGTCTGAGTATGAAGGGTTTGAATGCACTATCAGCTGGAACTCTGCACCTAAAGAGTCTGCTGTTGTGGGCTAATAACTTAACTTAAAGGGGAGTCAATACTCCCCTTTTTATTTTTGATTAGTAGGAGAATAACAAAATGGTAGTAATTAAAAAGCGTAACAATATTATCCCTGTTGATTTTGGAGAGTTCACTCTTGAGTTCGTATCAAACGACTCAAATATCCACAAGATGGAAGAAGTCGGCAAAAAATTGCAAAAAGAGGGCGGAGAGTTGGCTGAAAAAGCTGACAACAATGCCCTTGATGCTTTGCAAGGTATGGTCAAAGAGTCTTGGACTACTCTATTTGGTGCTGAGGCTTATGATAAAGTCTACGCATTTTCTGGAGAGTCTACAGTAGACACTATGGCTTACCTCCTTGAGACAATCGCAGGCGTTGTAAACGAATGGGAGCAACGCAACAACGTGGACGCACTCAAGAAATACCTAGGTGACTGACATGCTGGACCTATCAAGGAAATTGACAGATGAGTTAGTCCTTGGTGATGATGTGTACCCAATGAATATAGCGTTTAACAAGGTCTTGAAAGTTGTAGAGCTGATCAATGATGATGACATTGACGAGCTTTACAAGCCTTACCTAGCTATTCAAATCTTGACTGATGTAGATTTTACTCAAGCTTTAACTCCTGAGCAAGCTATATCAATCTTCAAGATGATTTTTGAGGAGCACATCAGAATTATTCCAGCTAAAGACACAGCACCAGTGCTAGATCTAGCAGGTAATCCAATCAAGAGCAAGATACGCTCCAGGAGTCAATCTGAGGGAGGAGATCGTCTCTTTAGCTTGAAGTACGACGCTGAGTATATTTACTCATCATTTCTCCAAGCTTACGGCATTGACCTCATAGACGCTCAGAACAGTCTACACTGGAAGAAGTTTAACGCTCTACTAAATGGGCTACCTAGTGATACTAAATTTGCTGAGGTGCTAAAAATACGCTCTTACAAGCCACAAAAAGGCGACAGAAAGAAGTATAAGGAGAGTATGAAAAATCTCAAAAAAGAGTATGCTCTACCTGATGAATTTGACTACTAATACTAGAAAGGAGGGACATAATGGCAGATGGTTCAGTTACTATCAAGGTTGATATGGATGGTTCTAATGCTCAATCAGGAGTAAGCAAGCTTAAAGCTCTATTTGGTGGACTCGAAAATGCAGGCTCAAAAGTAGGGTCTGTTTTTAAGTCTGTCCTAGGAGCTAATTTGATTAGCTCGGCTCTTACTACAGGAATTGGGACTATTACAAGTGGTATCCGTGAAATGGCCTCTGAGCTCAATAGCTCACAGAAAGCATGGAAAACCTTTGAGGGAAACCTCCAAGCATTTGGACGATCAGCTGAGGAAATCAAGGCAGCCAAGACTGAAATGCAAGACTTTGCAACAAAGACCATTTACTCAGCCTCTGATATGGCTAGTACTTACTCTCAACTTGACGCAGTCGGTACTAAGAATGTTGGTAGCTTGGTTAAGGCTTTTGGTGGACTTGCAGCCTCAGCAGAGAACCCAGCTCAAGCCATGAAATCACTATCTACTCAAGCAACACAGATGGCAAGTAAGCCTAAAGTAGCTTGGATGGACTTCAAGATCATGATGGAACAAGCCCCAGCTGGTATGGCGGCAGTAGCCAAAGAGATGGGTATGTCCACAGCCGAGTTAGTATCAGCTGTACAAGATGGCAAGGTCAAGACTGAGGATTTCTTCGATGCTTTAAATAGAGCAGGTAACTCTGATGCATTCCAAAAAATGGCCACAGAGTTCAAAACAGTTGACCAGGCTATAGATGGGGCAAAAGAAAGTCTCTCTAATAAGCTAATGCCAGTCTTTGAGAAGCTGAACTCATTCGGCATTAAAGCTGTAAATGCTCTATCTGACGCTCTTGGCAAAATTAACTTTGACAAGATGGCCGAGGGTCTAGGCAAATTCTTCGATGGCATCAATATTGAGGCCGTCATCTCAAGAGTTAGTAGCACAATCTCAAATGTCGTATCTAAAATTAAAACTTTTTGGTCTGCATTTGCTAACACAGGAGCTGTGTCAGCATTTGCTGGAGCAATCAAAAGTATTGCTGGGGCTTTGGGGCATGTATGGGAAAGCCTAACAGCTTCAAATGTCCTTACGACACTAGGGAATGCTCTGGGTACAGTCGTTAAGTGGCTTTCTCAAGCTGCTACGATGGCCGCTAAATTCGTGAGCTCATTGCCTCCTGGAGTCATACAGGCAATAGCTGGTGGACTAGTAGGTTTGATTGGTGGCTTCAAAGCCTTTAACTTCCTGAAATCATTCAATCCTTTTGGGATGTTTCAAAAGAACGCGACTACTGGGATCAGTGGAGTGCAATCTGTTGTCAGAAGCGCAAGCAATGGCATTGTAAGTGTTATCCGCAGTCTAGGGCAGAGTGTGGCTGCCGCTGCTAGAGGTATTGGGCAGGGGCTAGGTGCTGCATTCAGAGGTATTGGGCAGGGGTTGTCTATGGTTAATCCTGTTACTATCCTTGCGCTCTCTGTAGCTATCTTAGCAGTAGGTGCAGCAATGGCTCTGGCTGGTATGCAAGGTGCAGGAATTGCTAAAATCTTGCAAGGCATCGGTAGCGTGATTGAGTCTGTAGGTCAAGCGTTCGCTACTATCGCAAGCTCAATCATCGACGCATTTGCCAAGGCGCTTGTTACTATCGCCCCATCTGTTCAGGCTTTCGTTCCAGTCATCCACGCTGTCGGAGAGGCTATTGGGACTGTTGTGGTAGCAGTCGGGAAAGTAGCCCCACAATTAGCAGTCTTGGTCAATGCGTTTGGCAATGCATTCAGTTCTATCATTCAAACGGTAGGAACAGCAGTACAGCAAATAGCTTCTGGTATTTCTCAGATTGTCACGGCATTTGCTCCGATTGTAGAAACTATCGGAAACACAATAATCCAAGTTACTCAGATCATCATGACGAACTTGCCACCAGTTCTGGAAGCAGTAGCCCCTATTATTGAAACATTAGGGAATGTATTTACTACTACTGCTCAGATTATTGCTGATGCAATAGTTCAGATTGTACAGGCACTAGCACCAGTAATGCCAGCAGTGGCAGAAGTAGCATCAGCTATCAGCTCGTCCGTCTCATCTATTGCCGATGCATTCGCTAGTGTAGTTGGTCAGATTGCTCCTATCATTGATAGCCTATCCAATCTATTCACTAGCGTTGGCTCTGCTATCCAGAGTGCTCTTACTCCTGTAGCTCCAATCATTGAGGCATTTGGCAACTCCGTCAAATCTGTATTTGAGGGGGCGGCAGATGTCATCCGTTCATTTGGGGATGCAGTTAAGAGCATCTTGGACGGCGTATCTGGGGTCATCAAGTCTATTGGTGG